ATCCTTCTCGATGTTAATAAGATCTACCTGCACCTTGGCTTTATTCACATAAATAATAGCGAAAGCTTGTTGCCAGTTAGCAACGCCCTTGGTGTAAGCGGCCTGCTTAAAGTCCATGAGATTGCCTACCTCGACACCATGCAGAACACGCCCTATACGGCCTCCAGAGGCCTCTGAGAAGGCCGAACGCCCTGCTCTGTGGGTATGACCTGAGATGACATTCTTTCCATGCCTACGAGCCGCTTCTAGGGCTGATAAGCCCCCATGTGGCTTGATGGGTGTGTGATCTCCATGAACTGCAATCCAGTTAGGCGCAATAGCCATAGGGTTCTTATGGAAGGTAATGCCAAGCTCATCGAACTTCATGAACTTCTCAAAGCGCAGTTCTGGCAATGCCCCGAATGCAGGTACTTTAGCCATGATGATGTTATACAAACGATCTGTGTGATTGCTACGGATGCAATCTGTAACGCCTAATTCCCAGAGAAGCTGCACAGCCTCATTACGATCATCATCTAGGGTCTGGGCATACGAGCCCATGCGACCTTCTTCCCACTTGCTTATCTGTGGAAGGTCAATCTCATCGCCAATGGTGACTACTTGATCTGGCTTAAACTTAGAGATGAAGCTTGCAAGGTTACGAGTAGCAACCCTGTCATGGTAAGGCACTTGTAGATCTGAAACGACTACGATGCGCTTAATCGTCATCCTCATCATCTACATAATCGCCTAACTTCTCAGGCGGTACGCCATCGGGCAAGATCCAATGAGGGTAAGCCTGTGGCTCTGTGATCATGAACATCGCTATGTCCTCAGCAAAACCTGCGCGCTTCAATGACAGGAAGTATTCATAAAGCCCAATGCAATAAGCATCAAGCTTTGAGTAGCCTTGCTCCTCTAATGCCTTAGTTGCTTTTCTTGCCATGGGATAATTGTCACCTCTCAAGTAGTGAGATTACAGTTTCGACACGCGCTTCAAGTCTAGTGATTCGATCATTCATCGAGCTTCCGCCATTGGGCTTGAGCTCTGCTAGGTAGTGCTTTACTAACCATCGCACTGAGCCAATAAATGAACCAATAACGGTCGTAGCAGCAACAGCAAGCGCCGCTATGTCCATCGCAGTCATTACTTTGTTGGTGTTGCATATCCAAATACGCCAGAAAGAACTGCGAATAGGATTGCGCGATAGTCGCTATTGAAATTGCTAGATGACCAAGCTGCTAGGAATGCTCCTGCTGCTAGGACTGCTGGATTCTTATACTTCATCATTTTCTCCTATTGTTTCTTCTATTGGATCAGGTATTTCAGTAATAAAGACTTCGCCTGTCTCGGCATTTATATCAACGATTCTTGGCATTATGACCACCCCATTACTGCGTAGGCTGTAGCTGTTGCATTAGTATTACTGTTTGTATTCCATAAAGTGCCAGTTGCGGGTAATGCAGATCCCGCCAAAGTTGCACCGACAAAGAATCTATTGCGCATTACACTACCCATTGTGTTTAATGCGTGGGTAAATGCATAAGCGATCATTCTTGTAGTCATTCCTTGAGCACCAGGATTCCAAGCAATCAAATAATTACCAGGCTGTAAAGTCAATGGTGTAATTCTTAAACGATAAACAGCAGCGGCCGCGCTTGATACTGTGATTGCATCACTTGAAAATAAGATACTACCCGTGGGTTGCATGTTTGCATCAGCTGCATAAATGCCAAGTCTTGCTGTTGAATTGGATGCTGGGGCGGTTGTAACCTCAAAAGCCAAGTGTTTAACTGTTATGGCTTTTCCTCGAACCCTAAAAGGAGTGTAATAAGTTAAATTGGCGGTCTGGGCTGTGGTTGTTGGAGTCAGCATTGGCATACCAGGCAAACCAAATGAATAACGAGAAGTGGTCAATGTGACTGTGGCTGCGTTGGCAGATGACTCTGTAAAAGCAAATGAATCTGCTGGAACTGTTTCAAAGTCTGCATCAAAGGCTACTGTGCCACCGATGCCATTGAGTACCTGTGCGCGGAAGAACTTGCCACGGGCAGGGCTATCAAAGCCAGTATTTGCAGCACCAATTACTAATACTGCGGTGCTTGAATAAACTGAGGTTGTTCCTGCTGTAACAACAGGCGAACCTAATACTGTCCAAGTAGTTCCATCGTCTGATGTGAAGAAAGTGACGGTGTTACCACTTGCTCCATTATCAACATCAAGAGTTGCACGAACCCATTTAGTTGAGCCATCAGTCACGCCAGTTGCTACAGTGCTAGTTTTTGAAATGTCCGTTAAACCGTTAGTTGTCCAAGAAAATACTAAATTGCCAGCAGTATTTAAATAAAGACTGTATGAGCGTTGCCCATCTGGGTCATATTGATATTTTGATAACAGAACTTGAGCAGCGGATGGGGTCCAGTCATCCATTGCGACCTTCACACGAAGGTCAATATCGCCTGTAATATCAAGCGCTGCTGAATCAGGAGAAGATGCTCTATTGCCACCAACCCCAGGCAATGAAAGATATGTTCCTTCAAAAAACGCACTCGCTGGATTAAGAGGGATCATTTCATCTAAAGCCACCGCTGCTGCTGCGGCTAGATCATAAGCAGCCTTGACATTATTTGGCGTAGCAGCTGTTGTTGTCGAAGTACTTGACACAGAATCAGTTAATTGAACTGCTCCCTTTTGTGCTGTTGTTGCATCTTGGATGCCAAGATTTGCAGCTGATGAAGTACCTGAATTAGTAATTGGCAGATTGACTGTTACAACACCAGATGATCCATCTGCGCCATTGTTACCAGTCTCACCTTTAGGACCTTGAGCACCACCTGCACCTGTTGGACCTGCTGGACCTTGGATGCCTTCTGGTCCTTGAGGACCAATAGGACCTGCTGGACCTTGAGGACCCTGGGGACCTTCTGGACCGCCTGCTGGACCTGCTGGACCTTGTGCTCCGCGAGGACCAGGAAAGAGATTATTGGAACTGATTGTGACTCTAGCCATTGGAGCCTCCTAGCATAGGGATGTTAAAAAACTTAGAATCTTGATCCGCAGTCTGTGCAAACGAGACGTGGATGTGAGCTGTGTGCTTGTTAAATCCTGTGTACTTGACCCATCGCCAAAGGGATTTGCGTGAGCAGATTTTGCCCATGTGGATAATGTAAGTAATTCGTCTATCGGATTTAGCACATTCTCGAATCTGATCTGCAAGATAAATGGAAGTTCCCTTTGCCCTGTTGAGATCAGCGTCGATGTCGATGGCACGTACCCATCCTTGAGCATCTGGATTGTGATCAGACTTGCGCGAAGAGTGTTTGGTATCACCAATCCACCCATCGGAAGCTCGATCTCTATCTGGGAAACTGTCATCGATCTGTTCTCTCAGCTGAATGGCTGATTTACTCAGGCGCGGCTTCATGTGGGAAGAATGCCCCTCCATCAATGCCGTTGGAATAATCCCAGCCATTTGTGTAATCAATGTACTTGCTTGGATTCTTCTTCATATCCTTAGCATCGACATCGACCACGATGTTCACGACTTTGTTATCTTCAATGATTGCGTATGGCATTAGTAACTCCAGTATTCGATCTCGATCTTGCCTGCTCCACCTGCTCCACCGCTCAGACTAGTTGAGCCTCCGCCTGTGCCACCATTACCAGCAGACATTCCAACAGGTCCAGCCACACCAGCATTACCTCCAGTGTTACCAGCATTGCCTCCAGTTGCACTTGTTGCACCTGTAAATGATGTAGTGCCACCTGATGCACCTGCGCTTCCACCTGCTCCGATTGCATAGACGATTGATGCGCCTGGAGTTGTAGCTAGACTTGTTGAGATTACTTGTCCGCCTTGACCATTGTTACCAGTGATGTTTGTAGTGCTAATAGTTATGCCAGCACCGCCTCCACCGCCTCCACCAAACAAGGTTGCCACGATGTTTGTCACACCTGCTGGGACTGTGTAAGAAGTGCCAGAAGTAAGAGTTACGACAGTTCGCTTAGCAAGAGCGACAGGATATGCAGTAATTGCCATTAGGCGATCTCCATCCCTGAGATGTGGAAGTTCACCGCTGTGTTAGATGCTCCACCCTTGATGGTCTTTGTTGTTGCCAAAGTCTGCTTAAGATCGATGTACACAGTTGTATTGCCTGGAATGTTAGTTGCTGTGTGTAGGGCAATATCATCCAATGACATGGTAAATGTATAAGCAGTAGATGATGTGTTAGTCACCGCGATGTTAGTCACGATCGCTGTTGTACTCGCTGGTACTGTGTATAGGACTGTCGTGGTCGTAGTTGTAGCTGCTCCACGAAATAATGCTTTTGCTGTATTTGCCATTAGTAGGCTCCCATCAATGCGGCAATGACTTGGTCTTGAACAGTTGAGTCAGCAGATGAACCAAGAGTACGGATTGCCGATGCTCCGTTCTTGACCAATGCTGTGTCATCTGGGGTTGCCCAGTTGAAATTAGTTGTGTTTGCCATTCATGCTCCTAGTCGTATGTAGCCCATTGTACCGCAGCACCCACCGCATTCCATGCAAGCGCAGCGTTCACATCTTGCCAGCGTGTAGGCTGGATCGAGTATGAGGATTCGCTGGTAGTTAGGGAGATTGCAGCTTGATTGCGTGTTACTTGTAAGATCCAACCCTCTACGAATCCGTAGTAATTGTTGGGTATTAAAGGTACTGGCAACCCATTGATCTCGATTGCCTTGCCCATAGTCATCTGGATTAGTTCATCAAGATCTGCCGATGAGACATTGGGCGAATCTAACTGGATGGTAAATGCAGACATGTTAAGTCTAGGTACACGCCTTAGGGCAACATACTTATCAGCCAATTCTTGGGCTTCTGAGGATAGTTCAAGCTCTGTGCTGATAGTTGCACCTAATGGACCATATAAGCCCTCTGAGGTCGCATCTGAGGATGTAACAGTTGCATTGGCTTTATATGAAAGGGTAATCGAGTTGAGGATGTCTCCGAGGCTCTTGTTGCTTGAAACTGATCTCCAAAGGATGTAATTCTCTGGTATGAGCATATAGCCGTTGGCAGTTACATCAATGGATCTGCGTGACTCGTTAGCAAAGCCAACTTCACCATCTGTTGTTTCGTAGATGTAGCCGTTTGCCATTCCAGCATACTTTGCAGCTGTTGAATAAGCATCGGCTGAGAAATGGGCAACCGAAGTGAACTCGTAGATGCCAGGAGTATCTACAACATCGACTGTGACTCCAGCATCGGTAAAGATGTTACTCATGCGTACAGAATCAAGCTCTTTTGAATATCCGCTTGATCCGATGATCTTACGAGACATAGCAGCAAATGGTCCTACA